GAACTTGAACTTGAAAAAGAGCAGGAAAGAAACGTTACCATCGGTCAACCGTGACCAATGGGTAACTATATCTGTAATTTCTAGGAAGTTTAGGGAAGACAAAGAATTTAGAACGAAGGTAATTCCGAATAAAAAGAAATGTCAGAAAAGAAACTTAGAGGATTACTTGGATTAGAACAAAAGCTGAGTGGTAGACAACAACCTAGCTTATACCGTGATGTGCCGGGTGAGTTTAACAGTATAAACCAAGGGTTGCTGAATATGTTACCGATGGGTGGCATGACAACAGGGCTAAAACGAGGCTCGGGGAGAGATTGGCCAGATGTCAAGTTGGCAGACAGAAGAGAGGGTTTGTCTGAAAAATTCCTCGAACATCATGGCTACAGATATTCGTCTACCTCTGGCAAGCCTGACACCTATACATACGATAAAGACGGTAAAATCAAAGCATATTCGCATATCCTCCGAAAGGATAAATGGGGCGTAGAAGTTAAAACTTTTAATAATCCTACCCTGAAATCATTAAGAGATTGGATGGGTTACTAAAAAGAAATGTCAGAAAAGAAACTTAGAGGATTACTTGGGAATAAGGTATTACTTGAATCATGGCCGGACTATTAGGGAATGGAGGACCTCAGACAGGTGGCTTGGTTAACGCCACAAACCCAGAAATACTAAATGCCCCTATGCAACAGAAGGGGCAAAGGAACTTTGGTGGCATGATGGGTGATAATAGGGGGGTTGATATGTTAGATGTGGCCCTTAATAGAAACCACTTAATCAAGGTCCATGAAATAAAAGAGTGGCTTAAGGGTGGTCCAAAAGACCAGATGATTCGTGAGTTTGCCGACTGGATAGAACATGGTGAGTACGATTGGCCTGAACCTGAAGATAAGGAGGCTTGGAGGTCTGCGTTGGTTGATGCTGTTTCTGGCGAAGAAAACGTGCCACCGTGGATACCTTCCGAGGCTGTGGAATTCAGGAAGTATGAAAAAGAACAAGCTGAAAGACTACGCCAGCTAGACAGAGAGACCGGTGCTGACAGAATATAGCAATAAGTAAACGCTAACCAATTAAGGTATTATATGAATGAGGAACATCAGCTTAGTACGGAGCTACAAAGGGGAACAAAAGCCAAACTTCTCCTTGAAGACCCGTTACTTACCGAGGCCTTCCAGAAGCTAGAAAGTGAATACTTTGATGCGTGGAAGCAATCCTCAGTAGAGGCTACAGAACAGCGTGAAAAGATTTGGCTAATGTACGCAACTGTTTCATCGGTCCAGGCACAACTAGCCTCGGTGATAGTTACCGGCAAGATGGCTGAAGATCAGTTAAAGGTTATTCAACAGAGGAAAAAAAATGGCATATGGTAAAGAGGTAAAAAATACCAACGCACACAAGAAGCACAGTGGTGGTGGGACAGCAAGCCTGAACCAGGCCTCCAAGGGTACGAGTTCAAGCGATGGTTCACAAAGTAAGGCAAGTTGTCAGAGGATGACGCACCCTTCTCCAAAGAACGGGCCGTTTCCTAAGTAAGGGTTCCCGCTTGCGGGATGTAAGGTACAGGTAACGCTTTGACGTTGCGATAATAAAATTTAATGAGGATAGCATTATGGGTGGTAAGTACAACGATATTATAGCAAACAAAATCCAAATAAAGAAGGTCCCATCAAAAATTGTCACGGCAGATGCTACTCTTAGTGCTGGCGATTCTGGCAAAATGATTCTGATGGGTGCTAATGGGGTAGATATTACTCTCCCGGCGGCTGAATTGGGGATGAATTTCAAGATAGTTCTAAACGCTGATTATTCTACTACTGCATGTACGGTAGTTGCGGTAGCGGGTGATTTCTTCTCCGGTGCGGTTACTGCTGGTGATGCGGCGGCTGAATTATTTAACGGGACTTCCCATGTGACAGCAACTTTTGGCTCTGCTTCACAGTTAGGCGATCATATTGATATTGTAAGCAACGGTACAGTTTGGTTCATTGGTGGTTTTTGTGCTGATGGCGGAGCTAACGGTATTGCGGCAAGTTAATTTTTAAGGGTTTAATCTTTTGGGTTTTACCCTTTGTTTTTGAGTGGAGTTTGAGGAGAGGCCTCAAAGGTTTTTCTTTTTGGTCTTTGCTTAGGCTTTAATAACTTTTTGATCCGTCTTTTTTACAATAACCCGTAAAAATAGGCGTGTCAAGGAAAATCGTACATTTTGGAGAAAAAAGATGACCGAGACCAATCCTCAAGGGGAAGTCGGCGGTGGGCAAGTGGCAACACCCGCAGAGCCGAGAGCGTTAAACAGTGAAGCGGATGCCGCAGAAGCCATCGTAAATGCGGGTATCTTAAGCAGTAAATCCGAGGACTATGTTCCTCGTGATGACAGGGAACCAATCCAACAGCTTGATGCTGAGGATCGGGGAGATGCACCAGAACAAGAACAGCCAGAGGGTGAGGAAGCGGAGCCAGAAGGTGAAGCTGACGAGTCCGAATATGAAGACGTTGAGGTCCCAACTTACACCGTCCAGGTTGGCGGTAAGCAAGAGGGGGTAACCCTTGAAGAACTCAAAAGTGGCTATCAAAAGGGTGCTGACTATACGCAAAAAACGCAGGACTTGTCCGCACAGAGGAGGGCATTTGAGCAGGAACAGAGTGCAGTAGCACAGGAGCGTCAGCAGTACCAAGAGGCACTCAGCCAGTTCCAGCAAATGCAAAATGAGAAGTACGACCAGTACCGCAATGTCGACTGGGAGGCTCTCAAGAATGACGACCCTATGCGGTTTATGACCATGCGGGAAGAAATGCGGGATATAGAGCATAAAGCTCAAACGGTACAGAATGAGCAAAATCGTATCCAGTATCAAGGTCAGCAACAAGCACAGCAACAGCATCAGGTGATGCTGAAACATGAGCAGGAATTGTTAGCTCAGAAAATGCCTGAGTGGGGCAACTCTGATAAGCGTGAGAAGTTGAGTGCGGAACTCAAGACCTTCGCCGCTGAGATGGGTTATTCCAAGGAAGAGTTAGACGCTGTAACAGACCACAGGAGTCTACTTATCCTTAATAAGGCGAGGATGTATGACAAAATCCAAAGCACCCAGGTAAGGAAAACAGCTAAGGTTCCAAAGGTGGCAAAACCAGGCTCAAAAGCCCAACCCAGAGATGCACAAACTGGGCGGTATAAACAAAAAATGGAGAAGCTAAAATCTTCTGGTAGGTTGGAAGATGCGGCGAGTGTAATATTCGACCGTTTATAGCCTCTTGTAAGTTCTTAAAGGAGAAGTAGTATGACCGTACTAACAAATACTTTTGGGGTTGGGCCAGAAACCAACCTAACTCAAGCAGTCGGCATCAAGGAGGACCTGACAGACGTTATCTATGATATTAGTCCAACAGAAACTCCTTTTATGTCTAATATTGGCAAGACAAAGGCGACCACAACCCTGCATGAATGGCAAACCGACTCTCTAAGAGCGGCCGCTTCTAATGCTCAGGTTGAGGGTGACGATTATGATTCTCGTGGCTATAATGTGGCTGATGGTTCAGGAGTTGAAGCTCTTGGTGCGACAACCCGTGTGTCTAATAGCACCCAGATTGCCGCTAAGACCCTCATTGTGTCTGGCACCCATGAGTCTACCCTGAAGGCTGGTAGAAAATCAGAAATTGCATACCAAGTCGCCAAAAAGGGGAAAGAACTCAAGCGTGATATGGAGTTTGACCTGTCTCAGGAAAATGAGCAGGTTATCTCTACTGGCACGACTGCCCCCAGGTCTCGTGGCCTAGAGCATTGGATTCAAACTAACGGCTCACAAGGGACTTCCTATTCTTACTCGAATGGGACCACTGCTTTGACCGATGGGACCCAGCGTGACTTGACTGAGGCTATGTTTAAAGAGGCTGTCAATGAAGCATGGGTAGCTGGTGGCGACCCGGAATGTGCTATATGTGGCCCCGTAAATAAACAGAACATTTCTTCTCAGTTCTCCGGTATTGCTACAATTTACCGTGAACAGAGTGGGGTAAACCCGGCGACCATTGTAGGTGCGGCTGACGTTTATGTTTCTGACTTTGGCGAGCTAAAGATTGTACCCTCACGGTTCTCCCGTGATCGTACCATTTCCATTATCCAGAAAGACATGTGGGCGGTTGCCTACTTGAGACCTTTCAAGATTTGGGAGCTTGCCAAGACGGGTGATGCTGAGAAGCGTTTGCTCTTAGCTGAATATACCCTTGAATGTCGTAATGAAGCGGCTAACTCTAAAGTTGCCGATCTTAATACTTCAATTCTGTAATCTGACGGGGAGGGTGGCTTGACAGGTCGCTCTCCCCCCAGTTTTGCTTTATTTATTTGAGGATAAGGATTATGAGCTGTTTATGCAAATACAACTGGGTGATGTGGGGCTTTGTAATTATAGCTACCGTGTATCACCACTTTTTTTAAGATGGCCGAATCACTAATACCGGGTTCTGAAGACTGGGGGGATAACCAGGTAAAGACTTCTGGTTGGGCCGATAGTATGGCTGATGCTGTGTACTTTCATTCTGAACAGGAAGTTAGCCCTATCATGGAAAGAAACAAAGCTGACCGTAAAGCGTTTGCTGTTAACAAGAATAGTGGTTCAGGCAGGTATGGTGAAATGACCATGGTCGCCCGTATTCCTAATATTGTCGTTGACCAGTTAATGCGTGAGGGTCTGTGGTGGGACAAGAAGGCCATGAAGAAGTGGCTTAATGACCCTAATAATAAAGGCTGGAGAACGGCAGACGCATGGCTATAGACTCGTTTGACAATTTAAAGACAGCAGTTGCTAATTGGCTGGATCGGAACGATCTTGCAGACAGGATTCCTGAATTTATAACCTTAGCAGAAAATCGTATTAACAGGCATGTTCGCATAAGGGCTATGGAAAGAAGGTCTACGGCACCCACCAAGTCCGGTGAGGACTATATGGGTTTGCCAAGTGGCTATATACAGATGCGTCATATATCTGTGTCACAGAACGGCAGGGATTTGGATTTAGAGTACATGTCGCCCGAACGCTTTGATATTGAAATGACAACGAAGTGGGGTGGTGGTAGCGGCCGACCAAGAATCTATACCTTGGTAGGAGATGAGATAAGATTAGGGCCTACCCCTGATGCAGTATACACGATTGAGATGGTTTATTATAAGAAATTCGACCACCTCTCAACAACGCAAACGAGCAATTGGTTAATCACCGATGCCCCGGATTTATTGCTTTATGGGGCGTTACTTGAAGCCGAGCCTTTTGTTAAGGACCAAGAAGCCGCAAAGATGTGGGGCATATACTTTTCACAAGCGGTGGAAGCTATAACAACCGCCGATGCTAAAGATCGGTGGTCCGGTGGTGCTTTACATGTGACATCCGACCAAAGAGGCATCTGATGGTTGACACAATCTGGACACGGGTATCGCAGGTGGAGTATTGGGATGAGAAGTCATCTGACGGGTGGGACGAAGAAACGGACAACTGGAACGATAAGTGGACTAGATGGACGGTCAGCGGGGAATCCCGGTGGTCTGATAATTATGAAGCCTGGGTAACAATACAATCTACATGGGGGTAGCCCCCCCATGTTATTCTTAGACCGTAAGGTCTGCGACTCTAGTTAGGGAAAACAAAATGGCATTAGAAACCGCAACATATATAACGGATTTGGTCACGACCAACCCAACTGCAACTGACCCAGTGGGCCAGGGGGACGATCATATTCGTGCAATCAAGACCGCACTGGCGGGAACATTTACTACGTTTGCTGGGGCGGCTGTGACCTGCACGGAAGCAGAGCTTAATACTAACGATGGCGTAACGGCTGGGACAGTGTTAGCGTCTAAAACAGTTGTTGTCGATTCAAGCAAAAAGGTTAACGAGTGGCTGGTTGACAATATTACCATTAATGGTAATGATATTAGTTCAACAGATACTAATGGTAATATAACAATCACCCCTAACGGAACTGGTAAGGTGAGTCTTGTCGGTGGCGTTATAACTCCAGAGACAACCACCTCAAGTGGGGCTGGTGCGGTAGCTATTACTGGTGCTATCCATGAGATTACCACGGATTCAGCCGATGCTTTGACCTTGGCTTATGGTGCTGAAGGACAGCATCTTTATGTTTTCCC